AATGTACTCTTCATTCATTAGTCTTCTTGAGTTATTTCATCTCTAAATGTATCAACTAACATAGACGCAGCTTCTTCTGCTTCAGCAGCTAGTTTAATTTGTTTAATAAATTCATCAATAACTTGGGGATGTTCTCCTATACCAACAGGATGTTCCAAGTATATACGTGCAGTAGCTATAGCTTTATCTCTTTGAGAATGAAACTCAGCTAGTGCTGTGTTGTACATTGCTTCCTTTACTGACATTTATTTTCCTCCTTTCCTATTAATCTTACACCAATTATATCTTTATGTCTATTCATTTTTACTTTTTTACCATAGTTTATTTTATATCCTTTGATCATATGTAATAAATTTGCCCAATCATATTTATTAACATGATCCATTGCCCAACGAGATAAATTAGGAACAGTAAGAACTGTACCATTTACAAACTCTACCTCAACTGGACCTAAAGCAGAAGAACTTTTATCTCCTATGCTATTTTCACTCATTTTTTTCCTATACTCAGGATCTTTATAACTCTCAATAGGTCTATACCACTTACCACCTACATATGAATTATAGTAAGCAGGTTCATCACTACCTTCTATAGTAGAAGTTAAAACATCCCATTTCATTTGATAGTATGCTTCATAGTATCGCAAACTTCTTTTGTTTTTATACTCTGCTATAACTTCAAAAGTAAAATATTTTTTACCTATCTTTTCTATATCTGCATTTAAATATTTAGATGACCCTGTATATATTTCCCATTTATGTTTTCTTTTTTTCTTACCCATAGAAAAATATTGTTTACAACCTACATATGCTTTAGTAGTTTTAGTATTCGTTATAAGATAAACAAACCCAAACTTATCTAGGTTAGGTACGAAAGGTTCTTCAGTACCATATCTAACCCAATGACTTACCATGTTGTAACCTCTTCTACATTAGGAGCTTTTTTAACTTTCGTAAGATACCTGTTTCCATTTGCATAATTGAATACACGTAACCCTTTACCTTCATTCGCATCACTCCAACAAGTACGCTTATGTTCACAATAAAAGCAACCAAAAGCGAGCTTACGATTGCCACTAGCACCATCAGGCACATCATCATAACACCTATCAGGTGGATTATCTTTATCCATTGCTCCTTTAAGATAGTCAATCCTTTCTTTAGCATTAATCATCTCCAAAGAATGAACAGGAGTTAAACATATGTTCCCATTCTGTTTATCTATTGCAAGAAAAGCAGCTTCATCTACTCCATTACCTTCAGCATAAGCAGAGATCTGTGCTATATAACCAAAGGGATCATCAGAGTATAACTTATTCTTAGAAAACTTTTCAAAGCTTCTACCTGATGCACTCTTACAATCAACTAACACTCCATCTATTACACAGTCTTGGTGTCCTTTTATTCCATTAACACTTACTGTTTTTTGTAGGTCAGTTACTGTATGTCCTGCAAGTCTTGAGAAAAGAATTAATAAGTCTTCTAACATATGACCATATAAAAACTTAACTCTTGTACTAGGTTCTAAAGGTTTAGGTTCTTCTTTAGAATTTTTGTCATACCATAATTGTCTAGCAGGTTTACCTATTGCAGACAATCTTAGGTTACGTTTCTTTAAAGGAACTTCATTTAAAAAGTTTCTTAATGTTTCTTTAATACTCTCTGTAAAAGAATCTAAATGAGCTTCAACTTCTTTCTCATCTAGTTCTACCTCTACAAGAGGATCAAACAAATCGTATATATCTTTTACTAAAGTATCAATGGATTTCATAATAAATAATGGAGAGATACTCGTTCAGTAGCACCTCTCCATCCTTTCATGGTTGGTTAAGAAGCGAAGGTTAGTTCTTCATCTGAATCTTCAGTTACAAATCCATCAGGAACTACTTCAAAAGCTTCATCTGCATCAGCATCTACGTTATAAGGTATTAAATTAGTTACCTGCACAGCACGTAAATCAGCAGAGACTCCAGAACGACCTTTGAACTCCCACTCATATGTACTATAAAGTACATTGACTTCTGAACCATTACCAATCATAGTACTAGCAATGTTTCTTTTCGCAGCATCAACCACTTCAGGTTGTTTATTCATGTTACCATCTTTACGTCTCACTTTTCTTTTGATAGTAACAAAGCTACCACGATCATCACCTTTATTCTTTACATCTAATCCATCAGCTTTAGCTTGATTAATATTCTTCTCGTCAAGATTAGATACATCTATCGACCATACTCCATCTGAATCAAATGTAGTATTTGGACTAACTATACTAGCCCAATATGCGTTTCCTTTTAGTACACTCATTTGTGTTTTCCTTTCGTTGTTATTAATAAATGAATTATGACATACCTCTGAATTAATGTCAAGAGATTTTTTCATAATAAATGTTTTATTTAAATTAAGTATTAAACTCATCTCGATTCTTGAGATAAGGTCTTGTTTTCCTTGATAACTTCTACCCCATGTTTTGTATTCAGCATCACTATAATTCTGTACTCTTGTGTTTTTATCTACAACTTTGTCAGTTAATTCTACTAACTCTTTTGCTTCACACACTACATAATCATGCTCTCTTTCAAATGCAAAGTAATCACAGTCACCATACAGCCAACCTTTATTACCCATTGTATTTAAAAACTCAACAACAATCCATGCGTCATCCAAAGATTTGTTTTTATTTCCAGTTCTTCTAGCCTTTACATCTACACTAATTGTTAATCCTTTGTAGGTTAAATATAAATCTATATGTTTATTTATATTCTCTTCTTCACTAGCTATCTCAACTGTATAACCACGTGACTTAGCTGTATGTATAAATTCATTCTCTACTTTTATACCTCGCTTAATATAATCAACGTGATCTTTTCTTCCTTTAAATTCTTTTACTATCATTAGAATCTCCTTCTAAATATCTCATAGCTTTTTTAAGACCTTCTTTATTATCTCCCATTGCTCCTAATCCTGTGTTACAATTACTACACAACCATCCTCGAAATTCTCCTGTGTCATGGTCATGGTCTATAACCCATGCAGGATATTTAAAATCTCTTTCATGAACAGTATACTCTTCATCAATCATTATTAAATTATTTTTAATTTGTTTCTCGTTTCTTTCACAAATAGGACAACAATAATCTTTAGGTGGTTTACCATAAGTGTACTCTCTTTTTTTTCTATCTTGTCTTTCTATTGAATCACACTTCTTACAAACTTTATCTAAATAAGAAAATCTTTTATTAGTTTTTAAATTTATTTTTTTAAATTTACCTTTAGTATTAAAAGATTTTAAAGGTAAAGATTCTTTACAAGTTAAACAAACTTGTGAATGTTCTTTCTCTCCAATAAGAACTTCTTCTTTCATATCAAACAAAGTAAATTGTTCTAATGTGTCTCTGCCCATGTCTTACCCACCTTCCATTCACTATCAAGAGGACACTTCATTTGTAACTGTTTCTCTGTATCTTTCATAGCATCTTTAGTTATCTGTCCAAACTTATTTATATCTTTGTTAAGAACTTCAAACTGATACTCGTCATGTATACTAGCTACAAGTTTAGCATCAACACCTGTTCTGTTAATACGTTTAATCATATTGATAAGCCATAGCTTACATACGATTGCTCCTGCTCCTTGTATTAGAGTATTCAATGCACTATGTGGACTACGTATATGTAGTAGTCTACCATCAATACCTCTAATTAATTTTTTAGATGCAGCTTTTGTTACAGAGTCACGTACTCTTTTCAAAGCTGGCATACTATTTAAAAACTTATTAATTAATATCTGTCCTTCTTTAGCACCTGCACCTACGATCTGTCCTATCTTAGATGCACCTGCACCATACATAAATGCATAGATAAATGTCTTTGCCTGGTCTCTGTTAGTTAATCCTGCCATTTGCATATTGTGTGTATGTATATCTCCAGTCAATAGTATATCTGTAAATGTAGTATCATTCATTAGATGTGCTAAACATCTTAACTCTAATCCACTTGCATCAGTTCCTACTATGGAATGAGTGTAAGGATTATCAACTGTCCAACAATCTCTACACTCTTTTCCATATGGAGAACGAACTGCAGGTATCTGTGCCATGTTAGGAGAATGGTGAGACATACGACCAGTAATAGTTTTAAGAGTCATAACTCTACCATGTACTCTACCATCTCTGTCATCACATGCTTCTATCCATGACTTAATCTGTGCTATACGTTTCTGTAATAAAAAGAAACGAGAAAACTTTTTTGCTTCAGGCATATCTATCTTATCTAAGACAGCTTCATTAATAATAATGTTACCTTTATCTGTATGTTGTTTTGGTTTCCAACCTAGTTCCATTAATCTATCTGCAATCTGTTGCCTTGATCCTATATTAAATGGTATGTATT